ACGATTTCTAAATTTGACATTTGTATCTCCTATAAGTTATAAAGTGTAACCATTTCGATTACAGGGTAATTATACACTATTTGATATGAAAAGTCAAGCACTATTTAATTAACTAGAATATCAGGCACAAAAAAAGGGAGGCTGTTAACCTCCCCTGCCTTTTTTAATTATCTATTTTTTCATAAAGTGAACCCCTTGCTTTGTAGAACAGCTAATGGTGTCATACCTGTCTCAAGGTAACCCAAGTATTCTGACACAGTAAAATTGTTTTTCAGGAATGTAACGAAACGACCCTTCAAGCTTCTGTTGTATTTGAATCTACCTATGAATGCATTACGCTCACCATTTTGTAAGTCATAAGTTAAGTAGCCACCAAAAAAATCAAATTGTTCTTTGTTAAAGTTTCCGTAAGATTTGTTCATTTGTATCTCCTATTCGTTAAAAGTGGGGAGGTTGCCCTCCCCGGTTAAGTTAGTCTCTAATTCTTGGAGTGTTAATCCACTCGTTATGGTTGACTTCTTCAAATCCAAACCCTGCAACTTTGTAAGTCGTGCCATCAAGAACCAATAAGTCACCTTCTGAAGTTGACCTGTGACCCATCTCGTTGCCCTTAGAATTAACTTTAAGAGGCTTGATTTCTTTAATCCAAGGGTTGTAGTCTCCATTAAGGTCACCTGAAGGCATGTACTTATCTCTAGACCATGAGCCATGAATGTTCTGAGTAATTTTGTAAGCATATTCAAGGTTGCTCTCTACGTCTGTGTCTGCGTAAACTCTTACGTTAGCAACTCTACCAATTTCGTCAAGGTCTTCGTAAGCTCTGTGAATAATTTGAATGTCAGTAAATTTGTCCATTGTATCTCCTATAAGTTAAAAAGTCTTCCTTTATGTCTCAATGACTACGTCATTATACAGTATTTGAGGTACTTTGTCAACCCCTAAAGTGAAAATAAATTGAAAATAATTTAAATAGTTTGCAATCAAAATAGAAGACGTGTATGATTCAAGGTTCGTGGTTTAGAAAACAAAAAACCCCAAGAGCTTGATAATTTCTCTTGAGGTTCTTCTAAACTGGCAGTTGCCCCTGCTGTTTGACAAGGTATTATACCCTCTTATAACAACTTAGCAACTCTCAGGATACGAGTGGTGATATGTCTAGCTGTTATTTCAGCTTCACTCACACCACTTATAAACTAACAGAGATTCAGCAAACGTATTCCACAAACTGCTGATTGATGGTAGATTTTTCTATCGTAGAGTGCAGAAGGCTGAGTACCTATTACAAGGTAGCGATGACTCTAACCTGACTAACTGTAATTGTTTCAGGCTCGGATAATACTGCGAAGGCTTTATACCGATAAAATCTCTAGCTTAGATTTCTGTATAGGTCTAGGCTAGGGATTTCTTTACTCGAAACTCCCAGCTCAGGCATTACCCGATAACTATAGAAGCTCTTAAAAGAAGGTCTTTAGACCAATCTTTACCTGAAGTAAGTCGCTGAAAGCGAAACATAAAGCTAAAACAACTAACATCTAGTATCTTTATTGATATAATAGATTCATTTACTATATATTATTATTATGGCTAAAACTATCTATTACAACTCAATACCTGCTGAAATCAAACGTTTAGGTCTAACACAAGCTAAGTGTGCTACCTATTTGGGTGTTTCTTTATCCGGTTTAACTCATCGCATCAAGGCAGATAAGCAAGGTCTACATTGGCAGATATATGGCTTGGCTCATTATCTAGGTGCTGAAGAAAACCTGCAACGAAATGTCGAGGAATGAAGAAACTGCTGAAACTATTCAGGAGCTTATGCACTTACTTAGTAAGATTGATGAGAAAAAATTAAAGGAAGAATTAGAAGAAAAGATTATTGGATTGTGTGATATGCTTAAATATAATTTAATTATGGACAGAATTAAAAGTGAGAAACGATGAACATGAAGTACAGAAGGCTATCTGTGAATATTTAGACATCAGACGTATCTGTTATTTTGCTATTCCAAATGGTGGAAAACGTTCAAAGAGTGAGGCTGGAAAGTTTAGAGCAGAAGGAGTAAAGAGCGGCATCCCTGATTTATTCGTACTATGGGAGTCACAACCATTTTTTTTAGAGGTCAAACGACCCAAGAATGGATTAGTTCCGAAGGGTAGAGTGTCTAAGAATCAGACAGAGATGATGGAGACCCTTACTGAGAATGGAGCTGAGTGTGCTGTAGTATATTGTGTAGCAGATGTCATTGATAAATTTATAGATTGGGGAATAGGTCATTAAACAGAACGCAATAACTAAATCAGCAAGAGGTAAAGCCTGTACTATGAAGCTTGATGGCTGTGAAGGTAAGTCAGATACTGTCGTATTTTGCCATGAGTCTTCAGGTTCTGTCGGTTCTAAGGCTAAAGATAGTCAAGGAAATGACATAGGTTTTTATGGATGCCACAACTGCCACCAAATTTATGATTCTTTAGTACATCCATACTACAAACCCTATTTTATTAAAGAGATGGCTCAGTTTGCTATCACTAGAACCAAGAGACAATTGGTAAAGGCATGTCTTGTAGAAGAACGCAACTACTCTTATGACTGAGACACTATCAAGAATACTGAAACGAGACCAGCCTAAAGCTCACATCGTGGAGGGTATGGTTAAAACTTTATTCAATAAGACTGATGCAAAGGAAGCTGTCATTAGTATTAAAGAGAATAAGATGAGCCGGACAGGACATCAGAACAGATTATATTGGCACATCATAGAGCAAGTTAGAGCTGAAACAGCGAACACTCCTTCTGCTATTCACGACTATCTCCGGGGAGAATTTCTTGAGACTGAAGTAGAGGAAGTTTGTAAGAAGACAGTATTGGTGCTAAAATCGACAACGAGTCTTAACACTAAAACGATGGGAGTTTATCTAGATGAAGTAATAACGTGGGCAGAAAATGATTTGGGGATTAAACTTAACCTGCCTGATGAGTGGAGAGAGTTGGTTAATTAGCTAGGGCATTTTTTTATTGTACTGCGATTAGTGTTGCCAAGGCATAGAGTGTCCTAGACTAATTAGGAGAGAGAATGAGTTTACAATTAGATGGAGTTGCATCAACAACTAAATACATTGCCTTGTGTAAGATGATGGCAGACCTAACTGACAGCAGTATTGAAGAGATTGATGCAGAGGTTGAGATGTTTATATTGAGGGTACAATCTGAAATATTAGATAATCTTGAAGGGGAGATACATCTAAATGGCTAGAGAACTTGATGACTGTACACCACATGACCTGCATCTTGAGATACGCAGTATAGATTGCACTCAGGAGAGAGCGCATGAAATTAAAAGGTATGCTTACAAGGTCAGTCATGAAGAGATATATGAAGCTGATGGTGGTCTTGCTTGGTCAAAGTTGGCAGAAGCAGTAGAAGATTTGTGGGGAGACTGGGAGCATTGGCACACTTACGATAGAAGAGGATTCTAATGGCTAGACCAACTAAGTGGAATAAAGAGTTAGAAGCTCAAGCTTACGAATACATTAAAGACTATAAAGTGCATGGTCACATGATTCCAAGCATTGAAGGATTAGCTATGGTTTTAGACTTACATAGAGATACTTTATATGATTGGGCAAAGCAAAAAGACAAGGGGTTTTCCGACATATTAGGGAAATTATTACAAGCTCAGAATTTTTGGCTCATTCAAAATGGTCTCAACAATACATTTAATGCAGCAATAACTAAGCTCGTATTAGGTAAGCATGGCTATCACGATTCAATGAAGCAAGACATAGTATCGAGTGATGAATCCATGAAGCCAACTATCATTCAATTAACTACAAGAAAAGATGAGTAAACCAGTAATAGCTTTGATTGTTTTAGGTGTCATACTTTTTATAACAACCCTGTTCCTTGGTGTTGATGCTTTGATGTGTGAACCACCATGCGTTTAGATGACAGAACGAGAACGCAGCATGATGAGATTCAGATGGGCAGGACTCAGCATCTATCTCTTAATTTGTTTTTATGATTTCCTATTCGTTCCTATTTGGTATGGTCTTAATCGTCCTGATATCAGTTTGTTTATGGACATTATTAATAATACGGAAGATACGTTAGTACAGATGGAATTGATGAAGAAGCTCACAGGACAACACGAGCCTTTCACTCTAATGGGAGGAGGACTGTTCCACTTGACTTTCCTGTCTATTTTGACAGCTAGTGTTTGGAAGAAATGAAGAACGCAGTAGTAGACGTTGAATTACCTAAGAAACTCATTCCAGTATTTGAAGGAACAGCTAGAATCAGAGGAGCTTACGGAGGTAGAGGTTCAGGCAAGACACGTTCATTTGCATTGATGAGTGCTGTCTTTGGTTATCGTTGGGGTCAGAGTGGACTTCGTGGAACAATATTGTGTGGTCGTGAGTTTATGAACTCGCTTGGTGAATCATCTATGGCTGAGGTTAAGAATGCTATCCTGAGTGTACCTTGGTTAGCAGACTACTATGAGATAGGTGAGAAGTTCATTAGGTCAAAGGATGGAAGGATAACCTATACGTTTGCAGGACTGAGACGTTCATTAGATAGTATCAAGTCACAGTCTCGCATACTCATTGCTTGGGTAGATGAAGCTGAATCAGTAAGTGGTAGAGCATGGGATTTACTTATGCCTACAGTTCGTGAAGAAGATAAGAGCATAGGCTTTAACTCAGAGATATGGGTAACGTGGAATCCTGAGAGTAAATACTCAGCAACGCATGAACGCTTTAGAGATAAATTTCCAAGCAACAGTAAAATCGTATCCCTCCAATGGGAAGACAACGATTGGTTTCCGGACATATTAAATGAGCAGAGACTAGAAGATAAAGAGAAACGTCCTGATATGTATGAACATATTTGGGAAGGTGGCTATCTTGTTTATTCAGAGGGTGCATACTATTCTACTGAATTACGCAGAGCTAAGGATGAAGACAGAATCACCAAGGTAAGATACGATAGAGCTAAAGGTGTAATAACTTCATGGGATTTAGGTATAGGTGATTCAACAAGCATAGTCTTTGCACAATTCATTGGTGCTGAAATACATATCATTGACTACTATGAAGCGAGTGGTGCAGGTCTTGAGCATTATGTTAAGGTTCTTCAGGACAAAGGTTATGTCTATGACCAACACGTTCTACCACATGATGTTAGAGTACGAGAGCTTGGAACTGGTAAGTCTCGTATCGAGATGCTAGAAGAGTTAGGCATACATAACATTGAGATAGCACCTCAGTTATTGATAGATGATGGTATACAACAAGTCAGAACAATGCTAGACAAATGCTATTTCGATGAGGTACAATGTGAAAAACTAATTGACTCCTTACTCGCTTACAGTAGAGAGTGGGATGATAATGGTATGACTTGGAGAATGAGACCCAAGCACGATTGGAGTTCACATGGCAGCGATGCGATGAGGTATCTTGCTATAGGATACAAACCATTCAATGAGAATTGGGATAAACCATTGAGACGTAACTTGCAAGGAGTTGTATGAGACTAGGTGTTAATAAAGGTTTACTATCTCAACCAATGGTTGGCAATCCACACGCAGACATACGCAAGGAAAAAGATGAACCTGTTAGATTAAACAGTCTTATGGGTGACTTCGCTGAGGTAGCCGGAGACGCTGTAGGTACTTCACTCAAAGGTATTTGGAATTTCTTATCTGTACCTGACCCTGAAAAAGCAGAAAGAAAATTAGTTTCAGATGCAGCTCTTAAAGAAAGCAGACAAGGTACTGGCGATGCTTGGATATATAACGAAGATTGGTCAGAGCATCCAAACAAAGTAATAAGAGCCATTGAGAACATACCTGTTAATGCGGCTGAGTGGTACAGAGGAGGCTCTGACTTTATGCGTGAGCCTGAACCTATTATTGGAGCTGTAGGAGATTTAACAGTAGGTGGTATGCTTAATTTATCACCATTTCGTGGATTGATTAGTGAAGATGTAGGTGTTGAGCAACGAGAGGCAGCTAATCAATTTGCTGGTTTGGTCAAGGACAATTTCAAGGATTGGGAAAGCATATCAGACATGATATCTAAGAGACCACTTGATTCTATTGGAGCATTATTTAGTGCAGGTATGACTGCTGCAAAACTAGCCAAACTTGCTAAGAACCCTGCACTCACAGAACCAGTTAGAAAAGTATTACAGAACATGCCTGACCCTGCTGATGTAATGGGTAATGCTCCATTGATTGGACAGTTCTTTCCTAACACAAAGATTCCTTTCGGTGAATTTGTAGCGATGTGGCATGGTTCAAAATCAAGATTTACAGAGTTTGATATGGCTTATATAGGTACTGGTGAAGGTAATCAGATGAAAGGTTATGGGATTTATCTTGGTGGTACAAGTGGAACATCTAAAACCTATATGTCAGCAGGAGACGAAGCAGCATGGATACAATGGCAAGACGAAGCTGCAGAATATTCAAGAATAGCTGCTGGTAAGGGTGATACATTAGTAGCAAGAATGTGGGAAAACGTTTACAAGTATGATGCTACCCCTGAAGACATCAGACTTACTATGCTTGACAAGTATAAAGAACATCCTCAATTCCCTCAGTTAAAAAAAGAACTAAAAGAGTTTGAAAAGATTTGGGCAGACCAAGAGTTTAGTTTAATGAAGGTAGATATATCTAAAGAAAACCTTGCAACAATGATTGATGATAATATACCAATTTATGACCAACCACAAATTGTAAAGGACTTCTTACGTCAAGAGCATGGTGCTTACATGGACATAGTAGAAAGGTACAAGCCATTACAGGAGTGGAGAGAGAAAATGGGTAAGTTACTTGAAGACCCTAAACTTCCTTCACAAGTTAGAGAAAATCTAATGCTTGAGATGAAAAAGGTATTAGAGATGCAAGACAGTTTATTAAAAGAGATTGGTACACTAGGTCGAGGTGATTTCCCTCATCCTGCAAATGGTGAAGGAATATATAACTTCCTTGTAACTAGACAAGCAACAGAGAGTGGTATTAACCCCAACAAATTAAGGATGGATAGCTCAGGTATTAGAAGTGATGAGGTAGAAAAGATAATATCACTACGATTACAAGAGGCAGGAATATTGGGTAGAAAGTATCTTGACGAATATTCCACAAACCATCCTGAGACACACCACACATATAATGCTGTTTCTTTTAGTCCTGAGAACCAAATCATAGTAGAACGAAATGGTGTGAAGATTAATCAAAATCAGTTAATGAAGTCTTCAAGTTTTGCGAGACGTTCTGATGGCTCGTATATAGGATTC